CCGTATTTATTTTCAATAGCTTCAAATATCTTACTTACTTTGACAGCAGGGAAAAGTTCATCGTATTGAATAGCATGAGCGTTTTGCGTTATATCCGAGCCAGAAGTATTATAAGTCCATAATCTATTATTTGCTATTAACGGATAGCGAACATCAAAATCTGTTACTGTGTCAGTTATTCTATTATAAATATTAGTTCCAGTAAAGGCAAATTCTAAATCGCTATAATCTAAGTCTTTTAATTTATCCTCACCAAACTTGTCTTTTAATGAAAGTATGTCACCATAAAAAGTAATAGTGTAACTTTCTACTTGACCATTTTTTACATTCGCCTTTTCGAGCTGTATCTTTCCACGCCTAAAAAATGTAAGGTCTATTTCAATAAAAGCATCACGCCTTAAATTTTGGTCTATTGTAGGATTTACATCCGACTGATAAAAGTGTTCAAATATCTCATTGTTATGAGGTGAAGCAGGAACGGTAAAACTCTGCGAAAAGTCGGTGAATACTTTTGATATGTCCGAAATGTTTTGAACGCTGGAAGTTACGTTAATCTGTTCATCGTTGAATAACTCTACTTGAACACCCTCAATAAATAAACCGACTATCCGTTTCATATTACGTTGTTAATTGTGTTGTAAGAAAAGTCAAACTCTAATTGATAGTTAATCGTCTTTTGGTTTATATTCTTAAATAGCTCAGTGCTTTGTGTTTTTAAAGTAGCTGGTAAACTATTGATTAATATCCTTTCGCTTAGCATAAGTTGCTTAAGTAAATTGTTATAGCTTTCATCTACCCAGTCCGTGTTTACCTTTATTGAGTTTTTTCCGTTTGTGTTGAAACTCTTTGTTTGCCCTTCTAAAGTGTTGTAATTTGGAAAAGTGGACTGCATTAAATTGTATTTCGTGTTTTCAACGCTTAGGATGTTATTTGAAGCTGCATAAAACCAAGTCCTTTGCCATGCTCCATATTGATTTACAAAGTCGCATAAAATAGGCGTATATCTACAATTTAAGTTAGGCTCGAATGTTGCTTCCCATAATGATGTAAATGTAATCCCTGAAAGTGTACCTATTTGCAATTTATTACCATCAGCATAATTGTTTGGGTGAACTCTGTAAACGTCTTTTAAAGTGGGAGTCAATGAAGATATGTTAACAGTAGTTACGGCTCCAGTTCTTAAATTAGTATATCTCGCTCGATAAAGCGTATCGGTTAATACAGTGGCATGACCTCCTCTATAAGCATTATTTGAGCTTGGATTAATAGAACTATCATAAGCATAAGTAAACGTTCCCTGATCGTGTAAAACTGTAGTAACCGAATATAAATTAGGATTATAACCTTGTTCGTAATACCCAAAGCCATCAAATGCTTTATAAGTTGTAGTACTTAAAAGCGTGTAAACTCCTGCATCTAATTTATAACGTTTTACTTGTGCGTTGCACCATTGTGTTGTTTCGGAATCTGGCGTAGTATTATATATTTGTTGTCGTACATTCCAACTTATGTACTCTCGGATGTAAGGTGAAATATTATAATACGTGTTTACGTTGTTTGAAGCTGGAATTAATTTGCTAAGTATATATTGAGGGTCGGTTGGAGCTGAGCCAGTTCCGTTCCATAATCTTAATTCTATCTTTGAACCCTCTTGACCTGTTTCGGATATTTCGATTATATAAGGTGAACGTGCGAAAATACTCATTTTATATTTTTTAAATTTTGATTTAATATTGAATTTAAAAGCGTTTCAGCATCCAGTCCGTATTTATCTATCAATACGTCGGGAAGTTTCTTAAATGCTTTCTCAAATGGCTTAGTAAAGAATAAGCTTGGTTTGATTCCGTATTTAAAAACACTTCGAGCTATTGCAAATTGCAATCCTTTTCTTGACTGAAATTTACCTGCTGTATTTCTTGGTGCAATTCCTTTTTTCACTATCCATTTGTCAAACGCTTTTGGCGGTGGCATTTTAGATTTGTAACTGTACGGAGTGCTGTATTTTTTTTCTTTACCTGAAACCCCTTTATCTTGAAAGTTCCCATAAACTTCCATATCAAAATAAACGCCGATTGAATTTGGAAACTCTTTTACTTCACCTTTTATTGATTGAGATAATTTTCCAGACGTGTCTTTATTTTGTCGCTTTAATTCGGCTTTCGCTTGGCTAACAACTTCATCTCTAAATTTCTGTAAGGCTTTTAGTGTTTCACTCATTAGCAAATTGTCATTGAGTTAGGAACTAAAATATCAAGTGTCATTGTCCAGCCAGCTAAATAGTTTTCAAAGCGTTCAGCGAATGGCTCAACTGTTGCGTTACCATCAACCGTGAAATTATCGCTAAATAATTCCCCACGTCTTAAACTTTCGTAAAGCCTATTTTGAACTGCAAACATTGTATTTAAAACGTCTTGTTCGTTGTTGTCTCCGATAAATATATTCGTGTTTTCGTTCTTTGAAATGTCAACAATATCCATACATAAAATAGATACATTAAAACGAATGATATTATTTTCAATTGAACTTGAATTTACTATCAAATGAGCCAACGGAAATATCGTTTGCTTAGATAAATCCACCGCAAATATGTCACCCTCCGTTACCGTGTTTATAAACGCGTCATTATCGAAGTGTCCTTTTAACGTATCCAGTAAATTATAATAATTACCCATTTTTAAATTTTCTTTTTAATTCTCTATTTTCAATTTCAGTTCGCTGTCGCTCGTAAGTAAGGTAGGTAAGGCACTTCCGTATTCCCAATTTGGTAACTTCATCAAACTTTGTAACGTCTCCTTTAGCGAGTGCATAGATTGAATTATACCATCCCCATTGCTTATTGAATTGAGTCCGTTCTGAATAGTCGTGTTGAGTTCCTTGTTCTTCTTCATCTCCAATTCCAAAGAGGTAAGCGAAGCTTGTACTAAGTCGTTTCCTAAATGATAAAAAAAAACCGATGCTGCCATAGCAATATCCAAAGGAGTGTATTTCATAAGTTCAGCGAATTCATCCGTTCCTGAATAAGGCATTATTTCGTAAGTGCCTTGTTTCGTTTTTTTGGTTATCGGTCTGTAAAGAACCGCCATTGCTTTATGGAATGTTTCAACCTTACCGATATTGTGGTCTAAGTCTACATACTCACCGAAACTCATATCTTCCAAATTAGGAATGAAACCGAATTCCATGTCTTTTATTTTAAACGTGGTTTTGAAATCCGTTTTTTGCTGGAATAACTCATTGAAATGATTAGCTAATCCAACAACATCACTCCATTTTATTTTGAGTACGTCACGCATATTTAAACCGCAGAAAATTTCAATAGACTTTTGAGCTATTAACTCTTCATCGTTTGAACCCTCAACCAATTTCATGAACTTTTGGTAATTCATTAATGGTATCTCACTAAGCGTTGTTGGAATTACTATTTCCGTTTTCATATTTATATAACTTTATATTTGATAATTGTAGTAAGCTAAGGCAATATCAAAGGCCTGGCCTAACATTTTTGTGTGGATTCGTATTTTCATAGGATCATCAAACACTATTTTTATGCGAATACCTTTCTTTTCTAAGATGAATTTCTCAACTGTGCGCACCATTAACGGTAGGTCATCTGTCATTTATGTAAATTAATGAATAAAATACTGACCATAATGAGGGTTAACTCCCAACACTTCCATTTCGTGATAACGGATTGCGTCAATGCTGTGGTTGTTGAAGTCAATAGGCTTGTTTAAACGAACGCCAGTTTTATCAGTGTCCCAAATGTAACCGCGTAATTCTTTGATTAGGTTGGTGCTGTTTGACGTTACTAAATACTCTTGGCTTTGCATTATTTGAATACCAAAGTTTATCGAGTCCTTGCCTTTTGTTACGCCTTTAATCGTCTTTCCGTAGCGTCTAATCTCTTCGATTGATTTAGGCTCGGAGCTATCAGCATATATCGGTACGTTATCAGGTAGTATTTTAGCTATGTCGCTGTTTATCATTCCAGTTCGATACACAAGTTCGTTTAATATTCTCTGTCCGTTCCATGTATAAACTTCAACGGCTGCGGTGGGGTCATTCGTATATCCAAAGTCAAGTCCTATTCCTATCAATCTCGCGTCACTTGGAATACTATCAATCTGTTTCCAGTTGCTAAATATAACACCCTCAAGCATTCCAATTTCACCTAAGCCATATACACGCCACCAATTACTCCAATAAGTGCTTGTAGCTGCTTTTTCTCGGTTCTTTTCTATTTGGTCAATAATTGACTTGTCAAGAGCTTCATTGTCCTTGTACGTGAGAATTAAGAAGTCGCTGTCTTGTTCGTCTTTTAGTTCAGTATGTACCCAAAATTCGCTGGTAGGATTAAAATCTAAGTAAACAAATTTCTTTGTTCTAATATTAAGCTGCTGGAAACTTTCAAAGTTAACATTGTTACATTCGTTTATAAATAGAATATCACGCCTTGCACCCCTTAATTTGTCGGGTTGGTCTGCGCTAAAAAATTCAATATAACTACCTTTGTTAAATCGGTATGTAAGACTTGATTGGTTAAAATTACCTTCGTTGAAATTACCTATCCATCGCATTATTTTTATGAAATCTTTTAATGCTCCTCTTTTAATATGTGGTATTGATTCAGCAACTACTGAAATTTCGCTATTCGGATTGTCAATAGCGTATTGAATTAAAAAAGAAAGTATTGTAAACGTTTTTGAACTTGACGTGCCGCCCTGAATAATTCTAATTCTTTTTTTTAATTGTGCTATTTTTTTTTGTGCTGTTGTTTTAGTCAACATCTATATTAAGTTTATTAAATATAGGCTTTTCAGCTTCTTCTGTTACCGTGTGGTTCATTGCCAATTTACGTAACTCTTCAGGCGAAGCAATCAGTTTCATTAACGCCATTTGTAAAGCTGGTGCGTTTGATTTATACCATTTTGAACGCATTGAAACTTTTAACTCAGTTCTATTTTGGTTTAATAATTCTTTTAGCTCCTCCGATTTTTCCATTTCCCAAGCATAAAATGTACTGGAGGAAATAGGAAGGTAGGCTATAATATCATCAAAAAAAAACAATCGGTGTTTAACAATCATTTCTTTTGCTTGTTCGTATATCTTTTTTTTATCGTATGCCATTGTACGTTGTTTATTCGTTGTTTATTTAAGTCCTACAAATGCTTTTAAAG